AATAACTATGAAACTAAAATGGGTAGAAGTTGAGCCTAAAGACATAGAGCCACAACTTTACTGGACTAAAGAAACAGGCTGGATTGAAAAGAAGAAACCAACTGAACCAATTTATGTGTTAAAACAGGTTGAGGAGGAATAAACATGAGAGTAGCAAACGCAATCAAACTCCTACAGGAGTTAGACCCTAATGCTGAAATCGCCTGCCAGTGGTATGACCAAGAGGACATGACCTATGAAGGCGACACTCTAACTACCAAAGAATGGGAGTTAGCCAACGCTATCTTCGATAGATACGAACTATCGGACATGCGAGAAGCAATTGAGCAAGCAATATACGAAGCAAAACAACGACTAGCAAAGGAGCAACAATAATGGGAGCAAGAGTTAACTTCGTCTTTATACAAGACGAAGATACAGCAACAGGCGAACCAGCATCACCAAAGGTGGTGCTTTATTCACACTGGGGCGAGACTACATGGGAGGTTGACTTGGCTTGTGCTTTGTCAGTGGCAGAGCCACGCTGGGACGACCCTTCCTATGGAACTCGTATCGTCATCTCCAATTTAATTGGAGAACAATGGAAGTCAGAGACTGGCTTCGGTATCTACGCAACCACAGACACAGCGTCTACATGGGATCCATGCGTAGAGATTGACTTCGTCAAGAAAACTGTTGACGGAGTTGCCTTTGATACATTCGTAAAGTATGGACTAGCGAAAGGGGAATATCAGAATGCCTAACTGGTGCTACAACACACTACTAATTGAGGCTGAGCCTCAAGCAATCGCCAAGATTAAGGCGCAGTTATCTGCGCCTTATGAATCTACCTATCAGAAGTTTCCTTCTGATGAGTGGATAACTGAAACTGTTCAAAAAGATTTCTCTTTTTGGAACATCATTCGTCCACCTGCCGAGAAACTCGGTGAGTATCACGGCACTCACGGCTATACCGCAGACGGAAAGGTCGGAGATACCGAGTTCAATTGGTATAACTGGAACATCAGCAAGTGGGGAGTTAAGTGGGACGCCAGCGAGCCTGAGCTCACGGAAGCGGACGAGACCTCACTTCAATACCAATTCAACACCCCTTGGGGCGTTGCTGAAGGGGCATTGACTGCTCTTTCAGAGCAATACCCTGATGTCAAGTTCATCCTAGATTTTGAGGAGGAGACTGGCTGGGGTGGTGAACTTGAGTTCACCAATGGTCAATGTATAACGCTCAATGAGTTCGCCCAGAAATGCTACGCATGTGGCAAGCAATGGGAACATGGTGATGAATACTGGAATGAGTATGACGAAGATGAACACCAACATAAATGCGAAGCCAATGGCTACGCCATTGAGAAAGAGGAGGTAAAAGCATGACGATATACATGGCAAATGAGAACGGAGATTGGTGGGTGTATGACATGGACTCACCTATATATGTGCTCAGATCTGAGGATATCCCTGAAGATATTGACGAAGAGTCAATAGAAGGGGATAAGTTTGAGAACATAATCATAGAACATGGAAATACCATGTTCCTTTCTTTAGGTAGGAAGGAGAAAACCAATGTGTGATATGACCAACGCACAACTGCTCTATCTATTCGAGAGCGAGTTCGCTGAGGCAGAGATGCCTAGTGAGGATGAATTATCCTCAGCAATAAATGAAATACAAGGACGAACAGACAATTTCTATAATGAAATTGTTGATGAAGTAATCACTCGCCTTAGAGAAGGCGACTTTAAGGAGGAGCAATCATGATGGGCTACAAGTATGAGGATATACAAGCGTTCGGTGCTGCGCTATCACGAGCACAAGAGTATGTGCCAGCACTAGACACAAAGACAACGGCAGGTCTCGTAAATATATGGGACTTCTTCGAAGGTCTATTAGCGGAAGGTTATGTAGAAGGATGGGAGGCAGACTGATGTATAAATCACGACTAACAAAGCCAAAGGTGGGTGAGGTTAAGCAATGGATCCCGCATGATAACGGCAATGAGTATGTCCAAGTATTCACTGCTGATATCGACGACTTCTTCTTCAAGGTAGGTGGTTCTAATGTTAGAACCAAATACTTCTATGGAGAGAATGCGTGGGCTGATAGCAGGCGATACGCAGATGATATGGCGTGGGCTATACGCAATAAATAGCACATCAAAGATGTGCTTAATATATGGAGCAAGTAATCGGCAATAGAAAGGAGCAAGATGTTATCGCTGATTAGAAGTAAAGACCGCAAGGTCACCAACTTAGTAACACCAAGTGGCAAGACGCCAGCAATCGCTAATGCTTTTGGATTGCCAGCAGGTAAGAAGTTCTCTTGCCCCGAAGCCACTTCAGTATGCGAGAAGGTCTGCTATGCAGGCAAGCTCGAGCGTGTATACAAGGGAGTGAAGCAAGTATTGCTTCATAACTGGCAACTATTGAAGGACGCTGACATCAACCAAATGGTTGACTTACTTGACGACATGATCATTGACTTCGTCAAGGACTGTGATAGACGGAATGCCCCGAAGTTATTCCGCATACACTGGGATGGCGACTTCTTCAACACTACCTATGAGTATGCATGGCAGAAGGTAATCATGATGCACCCAGATGTGCAGTTCTGGTGCTATACACGAGTGCGATCTGCTGCTTACTCACTCTCTGGTCTTGACAATCTGTCACTGTATTACAGTGCAGACCAAGAGAACAAACACATTGCCGAACAAGTTCGGCGTGAGACAGACACTAAACTAGCGTGGCTGTCAGATACATTCGCAAGTGCGGAGCAGGAAATGCTTCGCATAACTGGCAAGGTCGGTGCTAAATGTCCAGCATTGACCAAGCAAATCCCACTCATATCCACCAGTGGGTCAGCCTGCGTTAGCTGCGGGCTATGCATTGTCGGCAAAGCCGACATCCGATTCAGTGCAACCAAAAGATAGGAGCAAACATGGAAGCATCATTCATGATCACACAGGTAGAGACAACTCTATCTAACTACACCAACTACTATCGTAGATTGGGAATGCAAGACCTTGCAATATGGCAATCGCTTGAGGATATCTACAAGCGACCTGAACTTCACGATCTAACCCTAGCGTCTACTCGTGAGGAAGCCTTTGACCAAATGGTCAAAGACAATTGGTTCGTAGACATGGGCAGTCACTACTACGGATTAGACTACGAAACCATAGATGAACTTGTCCTTGAATATCTCAAGGACAACCAACTAGTAAAGGAGTTAGTCAATGACTGACATAACACAATACAACTGGATAACAGTTGATGGTAAAGAATGGGGCGTCCACCTATGGGGTGAGTTAGAAGAATACGAGGACGGCACAGCCCAAGTCGTAGACATAGACGCACGTATCCTCACACCTACAGGTGGAGAGTTCAACTACAACGCCGACAACTGGCACAAGTTCCCAGAAGAGGTGTGCAATCTGGCTGATGGCTTGCTTGATGACCATAAGACAAGCGATAACATGCTCCAGACATGGGGTCACCCTCGTTATGTGGGGCGCACCTGTCTTTCATTGATAACAGATCAAAGATCTGTTTAGATATATGGCAGCAACACCAACCGAAAGGAGAACCAAATGGAAAGCAGTATCCGAACCGAGGATATGACTGTCGGTGAACTCATGGTCTTGGCTAACCAAGCCGAGGACATGGCTCACGGACTAATGCAAAAGGCAATGGACCTTCGGGTTCAAGCAAGGAATAAGCAAGTTGATATAATCAAAAAGCAACTAGCGGAAGGAGCAAGTAAATGAAATATAAATATGTTAGTAAGAAAAATATTAAAGCGAAAGAAACCCTCGACGCTTTAATACTTGCGGGAAAGAAAAGATTCCCCAACACTAATAATAAAGATAGAAAGGAGCGAGTAAATGAAAGTAAAAGTATATGACCCAAGCGGTGAGCAATTCGCTGAGGTGTCTGACTACGCAGCAGGTGCATTACTCATGAGCTTGTATGGTAATGGCTCAACAATCAGACTAAAGAATGTAATTCTTTGGTTAGAAGGTGCAGATGGTAATGGTGCAGAAAGTTATGACAACTGTGCCTTTACAATTATCGAACGACTAAGAAAGGTAGGTGCAATCAAATGATGTTCATCCCTCACATCGGTGACCGCATCAATAACGGTGCGGTCATCGTAGACCTCAAGAAATCTTGGGAGTCTGAGCCTGACACATGGGTAGCACTCTGTCTATGGACAGAGGACAGACAGCAAGTCGAACCAATCAAACGGATCTCAGACTTGTATGTAACATGGCGAATATATCTAGACGCAGATGGTCTAGTGCAAGCAAGGAATGGTCACTATCATGACCAACTCTCAGAAGCAGTTGTTGATTTCGACAGCCGTATATGAGATAATATCCCACAACCAAACGAACAGGAGAAACAAATGAGTACAGTAATATCCAACCCTCGTCGTCGTAGTGCATACCGCATTATCGGCGAGGCAGTAACCGCTACATCTGCACGAGATGCAGCACAACAGGCTGGTCTAGACTGGCATGTACAACTGGCTGACGTACAAGCGTTAGCCGTATCGAATGATGGTGTCAACACCCTCGAAGTGCCATCAACATTCGCAACAATTCGTACCAATAAAGACGCAACACAGTCAGTGCTTGGCACTGTCGGTGGTAGATACAAGGTGTTCCAGAATGATGAGATGTTCTCTGGTCTGGACGCACTAGTTGATTCAGGCGATGCAAGATATGCATATGCTGGTGAGGTTAGAGGTGGAGCACAGGTGTACATGGTGCTTGAGCTACCTAACGAAGTTAAGATAGCCAACGATCCACACTCTTGCTACCTTGTAGCAAGGACATCACATGATGGTTCAACTGCACTGCAGATATCACCATCAATCCAACGCTTGCGTTGCACCAATCAGATAGCAGGTATCTTTGCTAAGGCTGGTACATATACACTCAAGCACACAACCAATGCTAAGTTTCGCATTGAGGATATCAAGCGTATCATCCCTGTTACCTATGAAGGTATTAAGTTCTATGAACTTATCGGTAACAAACTTATCAACGAGAAGATCTCAGATGCAGAAGTGGATGCCATCTTTAATAAGATGTGGTCCATCCCAACCATCATCGAGAACTCACCTTATGCACTATTAAGTGCAGGACAAAAACGTCAGTTCAACTCAGCAACAGTTGCACGTCAGACTGCTAAAGCAATCTATCGTGGTGATACTGGTACACAAGAGGAACTGTATGGAACTAGGTTCGGTGTGTTCCAATCTATCGTGGAGTATGCAGATCACTACAGCCACAAGGCTGAGTCAGTGCGAGCAGAGCGTATCGTTACTGGTTCTGCTGATCGTATCAAGAGCAAAGCTCTTGACCTACTAACGAAAGGAATCTAATGGAGAATCCATTACAGAAATACGTAGATGAGTTGGATAATCCAACTCCCTTCGTACCACCAAAGATATCTGTTCGTATGGCTAACTACATAATCAAGGCTCTTGATTACCTGCATATTTATGCAGGCGAGAAAGATGAACCCGAACTTATAGAGTCAGACATACACAAGGAAGCAGAAGAAGCAATGGTTGACATTGTAGTTATGTCTCCAGAGGAGATACCAAATGGGTAAGTTAATCAATAAAGAAATCCTGCAGGCTAGACCACCTAGTCTGCAGGTTAAACAACTCGCTGGGTGGTCATGGTACTGCGGGTATCATGACACCATGGGAAGTGGTGACACTAGGCATGAAGTATTGTGGATGGCTGGTGCTCATATGGATTACTTCTCAGAAGTAACAGATGACTGTGACATCTACGTAAGGGAACACAAGGTCGAGAAGGAGGATGATGGGCAAGCCACGTCCAACAGAAATAAAACTAGTAGCAAAGCTACTAGATCCTGACGCCGAGAACTCCGAAGGTGCTGCGGAACTAGCGGTTGAAATCATCGAGGCTCTAGATAAATCTAGGACCAAGAGAGAATCGTTTGTTGTCGTAGCAAAGTTGGCAGACTGGGTTCCAGTACAAGCATGGGGTGAGTTCAGTACCCGCTTACAAGCGGAGAAGTTCTTCCCCAATCTTTCATCACCAGACAAAGGTGGTAAAGGATCAATAGTTCGTCTGGAAAATCCAGACGACTTACTCAAAAGAATAGGAGTAATCAAGTAATGTTCTACAACGGATTCACATTACTGATGCAGATCCTTGCAGGTCTAACTGCATACTGGGTTGGTAACCATTACGGTTATGAACGAGGTAAGACTGAGATGTATCAGACCTTAAAGAATCTAGACGCAAAGAGTAGAGAGTTCTTCTCTACTGTATCCAAGAAATAAACTAAAGGCGGGGGCGTTATGCCTCCGCCTTTTTTTCTTTCTCTCGTGCAGCCATGTTAGTTACCCAATATAATTTATAGAAGTCTTCATCAAATGCAAATCGTTTCATGTGTTGAACTGTTGCTCCAGTGTGAGCATAAAGCGGTACGCCAGCTTCCTTCATTAACATGAAGAACTGAATGTCCTCTGATATAAACTGATCATCTTCACCAGTAGAAGTCTCCATAAAGAATGGTCTATTGCCATGAACCTTACGCATTTTGTCAGCCACTGATCTGTGCATAAGGAAGAATCCATAGCCAGCATAATCAACCTTGACCATAGCGTTTGGTTCAAGTGGATGAGCGTATGACATTACATATTTATCCGTAGGGTGGGCTATAAACAGCGCAGGGTATGGTTCCATAAGTGCCTGCTCGTTTTGTTTTGATATGAAGTATGTGCCAGTAACTGCTGGTCTTTCTTTGGCGTCAGCCATAGCCCATAATTTATGAGCAGCATCGTTCGTAAGAACGATGTCTGAATCTATCCACAAGATCCATTCGATGTCTGTCTTCTGATGCCATGTATCAAATGCAGTTTGTCTTTGTCTTCCTATCTGATTACCTTGCACACGTTGAGCTGAGGTGATGGGCAAACCACTGGTGAGAATTGTGTATACAATTCCTTGAGTAAACTTTCCATCAGTAGTTCCATTGTCACACCAAGTAATTAAGATTCTATCTTTAGCCTTTGAAATGATTACCTCCCCATCCTCCACCTTTGAAGTGAATGGCAGGTGGTGTATACACTTTAGTTAAAGTGATATCACATTTCTCACACTTAGGAAATGGATCATCAGTAATGATTAACTCAACGACTGATTCACAGTTCATACATCTGAAGTCAAAGGTTGGCACTATTTCTTTTTCTTCCTTGCCACTGCTGCATTATCAATTAGGTTTGGGTATGGTCTACCTGCTGCCTTGGCACGAGCACGAGCCTCAGCTTTTTGTTCAGGTGTTAGTGGTGTTGATGTCTTCTTTGGATTAGTTGTTTTCCAAAATGGTTTCTTCTTCATTAGTACGGTGTCATCCCTCCGAGTTTGTCTGCTATATCTTTTATTCCTTTGGCAACCAATTGTTCCACACGTTGAGGCGATATATCCCAAGCCTCGGCTATGTCCGCAAGTGGCATGTCGTTTACAAATCTAGATGTCAGTATGCCTTGCATTCTGGGATCTAGTTTCTTCATTGCTCTGGATACATCTGCAATCATTGCAGCCAGATTGTTGCCCTCATTGGCTGGCTTCTTAGCCTTGACCCCATGTATATCTGGATCAAAGACTTGGTTAGCCAAGTATGATTCATTAGTGCCAGCAACTTTAATTAAATTTTCAATTAGATCTAGACGATAGAAATATTCATCACCTAGTTCATAACCAAGAGTGCGAGCCTTTTCTTTGCGAGCGTATCGCTCGCCAGCCCTACGCATGAATGTGCTAAATGCTTTCTGTCCTTGCTTGATCTCAATAGGATCTTCACGAATTAAATACTCAGCAACTTTATCTCTACGCTTCCACGCATACTCATTCATTGCCTGTCTTATATCTTCAAGCTCCACAAATCTATGGTAACGCTTGGACAAACTCCAAGCCAAAGATATATTTATCTCATTAACTTCATCCCATATAGGATGATCACGGTTTAGTTCAGCCACGGTCTTTAATTAAATATGCGTGGGCTAGTAACAGCAACTCTGGATCGTCGTTAAGTAAACCTAATACTCTATTGTGAGGCGAACACAAGAGACCCCGCACCTTGCCAGTCTCATGGTCATGATCAATATCAAGAGCCCGATTCGTATACGATCTTCCACAGATATAGCATCCACCGTTTTGTTCTTCAAGCATACGATTATAATCATCAACACTTATTCCATAAGAACGGATCCTTGAGATCCGTTGTTCTTCGTAAGTCTTATTCCGATTTCTTGGCATGCTTAGCCCATACTCCACGCTGCACCATCAATGCAATGATTGCGTAGTTTGCAATATCAACAAACGAATCTTCTAATGATTCGTTATTTGGTTTAACATTTTTGTATATCAGATTCTTTAATCGCTCTAGCTTGTCCGACATACGAACCATTAACCCATTGGTTGCACCGCCAGGTGCATTCCAGATATTGAATGGACCATAATCAATTTGTTTCTTTACAAGAACAGCCAGCAACTCATCATATATTTTTTGAGCATCCTCTTCAAACTCAAGGATTAGCTGGTCAGATTTTTCTGTCGCCAACGGAGCACCTTTCTAGTTAATTGCATTGACTAAGTCAGTCAATGCTTGTGCTCCTTGTCTGCAAATTATACTATTAACATCGCTGTCAGGTGGTAGCGACACACGTACGGCTTGAGGTATTGCATCTTGTAATCTTCTGGCTAGTTCCTGTCCAGGATTTGAGCCATCTTCTTTGGCATCGTTATCGGTACAGATTACTACTGTACCTATCCCATCAAAGCAACGAGCAAAGTGAGGCTTCCAAGCGTTAACTCCTGCAACAGCGACAGCAGGATGACCAATAAGTGTTGCACTGATTGCATCTATCTCTCCTTCTACTATTAGAACTTTGTTAATGGCATTCAGTATTGCATCAACATTATATAGGTGGTGCTTCTGACCAGTAGGTATCATGTACTTAGGGTCTCCACCATCAATACGACGGAACTTAAACCCCACTACACCAGCCTCAGTTATATATGGAATAGATAAATGATTCTTGATTCTATCCTCATGACCAGGTGCTACCTCTGCTACATACCCAAGCATGAACCGACTAGCACCATCAAGAATCCCACGCTCTTTTAGATAAGCCTCTGCTGGTGAACCAGCAAGAGCTTCATGGTATTGCTTGGCTGCCCTAGTCCAGAGTTCAATTAACTTTGGATTAGTTCTCATCCCACTCCTGCTTCGCCCATAAAGTAAAGTTAATATAAACAAATATAAAATCTAATCTTAATACTCTTGCATCCACATACTCAATTAGATCTAGTGAATCTAGATCCTCATAGACAGATGCCATTGTATGGTATTGGATACCAATACCCCAACAATAAATGCGGTTAAACCCTACATATAAACTAAGTCTTCCCACTATTTCTTCTCCTGTCTATGCATTATGAATGGAGGTGCAGTATACACATCATTCTTCGCTGCGATCTGCAACGCCTTACGCCATGTTGCGCCTTGTTGTACAGCACCAACTGCATAAGAAGATCCCGAACCTATCCCATACACCCCATCATCACGCAGGAATACTGAGAAGGTATCATCTATCTCATAGATGATTCCATTAACTGCAATTAAAAATAAAAACTCATAGTCTTCTGACTTGTCATCTGCTACCCAACCATTTTCTTTCAAGCACTCACGCATACTTGGAACTATATCTGTAATCATAAAATGATATTGATCTTTGGTTGAAGGTGGTAGTGCAGGTGGTTTCCAGATATGTTGGATGGTATCGCATGGCATAGTCGTGCCAGCTCCTGCAATTAAATACTTACCACGCTTGGTGATCTTTGTAATAATAGGATGGGAGTATGGTCTGCCCTTCTCTGTAGTTGTACGAGAGTCGGCTGCAATAATGCAGTGATCATTCTTTTGTATACCAATAATGGTTGTCATTACTTCCGCAATCTTGGCGGTGTCCACCGACCATTGGTTCGTCGTCTGCCACGCATTGGCGTGGCAAACTCTTTACTCTTTTCTAATCCTATGTTTTTCTCTGCCCACTTACGAGCCTCTGAGTATGTTAGCTTTTCACGAGCCATGATTATGTGAATACCAGAACCACTACTGTTACAGGCATAACATACCCAGACGCCCTTCTCTGAATTAACTGAAGCAGACTTGCGTGAATCATCATGCACAGGGCAGAGAATAGACTTCTCACCTTGTGGCAAGGTTAATCCATAATGATTAAAGACTGCTTCAAGAAATTCAGGTTGATTCATTTAATACCAATTCCTTTCTTGATGGAACTCCCATGCCTCGCACCAAGTTCCGTAACGATGAAGCACATACTTGTGTGCTTCTGATGTCTGTTTGAGTATGGACCAATCTGGTTTTGCCCAGAGTAACTGCCATACTCCACGAGCACCACTCGATTTGTTGTACGAGTCGATGTTGTAACGGCTCTCCTTGTACGCAATCTTCTTCGCACAAGCAGCCTCTCGTTTGTCTGTTGTTACCGTGCTTATCGCTAACTCCAAAGCCTCCTCCTTGTCTAAGGTAGGAAGAACCTTCTCTATCGTCATGATAGGAGATTGAGCTAACGCTGGTGTTGATATCACTATCAACATTGTTAATACGGTCATTACTGTCAACCGCATAGTTACCTCTTTTCAGTTGATAACTAACTGTCACCTTGTTATCTATGTCCATTGTAACCTGCCTGTTTTAGCAGATCGACCCAGAGTTGCGCTGGCATTACTGCATACGACTCTGAGACATTTGTAGTGCCACGCTTTTTTATTAGCACCACTCCAGTCTCGGCATCTGCATGAGTCATTTCATTGTCTAACTCTTTCAGATACCCAGAGAGATCTATTTTCTTTTCATTCTTACATTCTACTACAACACCATCTATCCCATCAATATCACCAACATCATCATGACGACCAGCACCATAAGCTCGCTCAGCGCAAGGGAATCCATTAGAGACTAGCCACTTGGCTACGTCTCTTTCGTATTGAGAACCTTTACGTTTACTTGGTGTTGACATAATGATTTACTAATATCTGTTTAACTTCTATACCACGTTTCTTTCTAATTCTCATTCGTTCTCTAGGAGAAGTGCCACCCCATATACCATGTGATTCGTGAGCAAGACCCCACTCTAAACATTCTTTCATTACTGGACACTCCTTACATATCTGTTTAGCTTTCCGTTCTTCACTACTAGTAGCATTGTTGTGCTCTTGAAAGAAAAACTCTAAACCAATTTCTTTACAAGTTGCATTAGTGAAGTCTGGATATTTCATTGACTAGTACCTCAATCGGTTGTAATTGATTAGCGTCCATAACTAATCGAGTGCCGTAACCATAGTCATGTAGGTAATGATTAGCAAGAAAATTTTCTCGTGTTGTCCAACCAATTACATCAAACAAACTATCCACATGTGGAAGTTGTTTATCCCCAGAAAACTTTACAAGTACAGCCAAATCAGATACAAATAATTCTGGTGCATTAAATATTAATTGCGGTAATGTTGACGTCTTAACCTGTATAGATCTTCCCAATATCGTCTGTAAGTCGTGTCCATTATCACCGCTCGGCGTAACCGTATCATCCGTCGGTAACCCAAGGAGCCGAGCACATGCCACCTCACCCAAGCGACCCATAAGATTAACGGAATACGAGGAATTATTTTTATCAAACTTACGATCCGTAACATCAAACTCCTTCTTATTCTTTCTAACCCTGTGGATAAACCTAAGTGAATCCATAATCTCATCTTCAGTTAATTCTATTACTGCCATTGTCGCAGTGTCCTTGCTCTATTTAATTCTGCTGGTGAGTTATATAAACTCATATGACTTGGTTCAACAGATAAAGTAATATAGTTCTCGGCTGTTGGATCTGCCTTACCATGGCGATTCTTTACAACAGCAACTCTGTATACATTGGCTATGCCATCTAACGCTACGCTTAGTACCAGTTCAGGTAAGGCGGAGACCTTACCCATTAAAGCTTTACGTGGTGCTGGGTAGTTAGGCTTAGACATCTTTTCATTTTCAGATACATGGTGTAGAACTATGAATGCAGATTCATATTCTCTAGCCATGTAGTGGAAGGCAGACATTGCATCACGCAATGCTGTCCATTCATTGTCGCTGACTGCAGCGACATTCATTAAGTTATCAATATAGATTGCTGATGGTGGAGCACCGTGCAATTCAATCCAAGCTTCAATCTCTTCTTCGATATCTTGTAAAGAAGGAGACGGATCAAAACTAAAACGAATGTGTGCAGCACCATCAGCTAGTGCATCTTCTAGGAGGACAGATGCCTCCGAGTCCATCATTCTTTCCACATCAGTCACTGGTCTATCCATAAGGATTGCACCTGCACGAAGAGCAATCGTTCGAGAATCAGAGTCTGCTGAAAAGTATAAGGCTGGAGTCTTGGATGTAATTGCGTACCATAAAGCAAGCATGGTCTTACCACCACCTGGCTGCGCTGCAACCAAGTGTAATTGTGCCTGACGGAATACAACTTGATTGCTGGTGAGTTGAGGTAGAACTTCAGGAAGGGCATGCCCTGCTGGAGATTCCACTCCTACTACTTGCAATAAGGTACGCATGAATTACTTAGTCCAGATTGTTTCGGCTTCTACTGCGCCTACTGTAAATGGCTTTGGTCCTTTTGCAGGATCAAACCAACCTACATAAGCTTTGCCAGCCTTGGAAGTACCCTTCTTCTTTGCATACTTACCACGACCATCTGGTAACTCTGGAGCATCTGGATGTCCATATGTCCATTCATTGCCGTACTTATCTTTGACAACCTCGATAGAGGTTGGTCCAGAACTAACCACTGTTGGATTTAATCCAGCATTGGTTAATGCTTGTACGGTTTTATCCATTGATGTCATACCGCCACGACCACCAAGTGCAGTCTGTAGTTCGGTTGCTGCTTTGATTGCCTCAATAGCAGCCAGCATGTTGGTAGCAAACTCTTCAGCACTATCACCTCGGACGGTGAATAGGTCTGTACTGTTTAGCTTACCTGTATATGAGAACTTAGATTCAGTCATCTAGTTCGTCCTTTCTTTCCCTTTGTTGTTGGTATTTGCAGTGGGAAATCTTTACTGCCCATTGCTGGACATTTATCTTGGAACGAACACATCCGACATGAATCACCTACGGATGGCGGAAACCATCCGTTCAATACCGAATGGTTCATTGCACCAAATACATATTCAAAATAATCTATAGTCAGGTGCGACAGATCTATAAGATCGTCAAGCGTACCTGATCTTGTCATAAAAAATGCGCCCCACTTAGGGCGAACACCTAAAGCTTTTTCAATACCAGAGGCATACAAGCCTGCTTGGATCATACCGAATGGTGTCCTAGAACCTGTCTTGTAATCAACGATTACCAAGTCTTCCCCCACTTGGTAGATCGCATCAACAATAAAGCGAACTGGTGTTCCCCCGAAGTGAACATCTGCTGCCCATTCGATTCCAGGACGACCATCAGGCATCGTAGCAATTTTCCAACCAGAAGACTCGTACCATTTCTGGTACGCCTCTACCTGCTTGAGCCCATCGCTTTGCCAGAACGATAGGTCTTCTCCGTCTGGACGCAAGGTGGTCTTACGCCCAGCCGTCTTCCACTCTGTCGAGGGAATACCAGATTTCTCTTCGGTCTCCTTGACGGCGTCATTAAATACCTCAAGCCACTTCTGTGTCAAATCAATCGAGGTCATCATCACCTCTTATGTAATCAGGGTTATCCACAGGGGTAGGTGCAGTCATTGGTGAACCACAGTTCGCACAGAAGGAATCAAGAAACCACATGATGAGTTCGTAGTTTTGAAAGATAGCACGTATGACCTGTATGTTTGAGCCACAGTTGATACACTCATTGCTTGGTATACCACGTTGATCAATTGTCAAGTTGCTTCTTGTAAAACTCATGGTTGAGCCACTCCAGCATGGAGTGGACAGCAGAACCAGCAGCAAGATATACCGCAGGTTTCTCTGGAACCATAGCTACTTTGCTAAGATAGTATTTTTGTGGACAGGATTGCCAAGTAGATAATTGGCTATAAGATCTATGAGGGGGAAGTTCGTTCATAACCGAATAATAATCTAACCAACCGACAATCTCTGGTAACGACACACTTGTAGTTTTAACCAGCAATCTGATAAGGTTGAAGGGTGGTGGGTGGGAAAGGCTCGCTTAAGGCGAGCCGTGAAAAAGAATAGGAAATAAAAAAAGAGGGGGATCAATTAAGATCCCCCTCTCTTCTCGCCCTACCATTCTGGTGGAGCAACTGCGAGCGCATCCAGCGTGGCTATATTGATGCACCCGACTGCTGGGATGTCAAGGCGACGCTGCAACCCTTTTAACATTTCCTGTAGGGGAGCATCAAGCACATCATCGCCAGCAACATTAAGAGCTATACGAACTTTCGTAACTAGCTCACTTCTTTCATCTGGTCCAACAAGTGTTAATAATTTATTTGTATCCATTAAGAAATAATTTGTTCAGTGTCAATCGTTTGTAACTGAACAGTTACTATTCCTCCGAACCCGCTCGCAAAAGTGGGAGGTGCTGCTTGCTCAAACTGAATAGCACGGATAACACAGATTCTTTCTTCTCCACTTGAAAAGTCTTGGTAGAGTACTGCTCCACCATTCTGTTCAATACGTTCAAGGTATGAGATTCGTTCCCATGGTACTGAGATTCTTGTATTGCCATTAGGGTCACGCTCCTCTTCATAGCATAGCAATGGAATAGTTAATGTTCTAGATCTTTGTGGTGCAGGTAATGCACGTATCTGCCACTCTTCTAATAAAGGTGATTTAGTGGTGTCAGATGAATCTCTGGTAAAGTTAAATGTAATTTCAAAATGATCTGCTGGGTTAACATAACCAGCTAAAGTGATTTCGGTTGTTGTAGAAACTGGTACAGATCCAATAGTTAATAATTGATTACCTTGATCTTCAATTGTAAAACCTAATGTTCCACTTGCATCTGGATCAGCGTTAAGCAATAAAGATACTGGTTGTTTTCTTTCGCTAGTACCCCATCTAATCAAGCCAGATTTTAAATAACCAGATGTTGCTTTAACTGTGGCTGACTCAAGCCATACTCCACTAGATGTAGTAATAAACTTACGTCCTGTTGTTCCAATAAAAGAAACTCCAGTTACTGAACTACTATCTATAACCAAGTCAGATGCATAAGCATAACCATTACCAACAACTTGACCTAGATTAATTCTCCATAAACCAGTAGATCCAGAGATTGGATAATCTCTACATGCATATACATATGACTGATCAAATGCAATGTCAGAGACATTGCCTTCAACATTAAGTGGTCCATATACAAATGATGTGCCATCTGTACCGACTGAACCTACACGTACACCTTTAGTTGTAGCAATAACAACAAACTCATTTAGATATAAACGAATTTGATTTAATGTTTCACCTCTAGGTAACTCTGCAATAATAGTTGGATCATTAATGGCAGCTAATGGAGATGCTGTATTAATTGTATAAGACTGTACTTTAGATACTATACCTTGTGTATATCCAACTATAATAGAACCAGGTAATTCTGATATAGAGTTAAATGTTAAAGATGTATTTGGGTAACTAAATCTTTCTTGGGTATTTGACATAGTGGTAGGAGGGGAGCTTGGGTTACGAGATAGTTCATACAAATACATACCAGTATTGTCATGTTTAATGCCAGCAACAATACGATCTTTAACATAACCAATTGCCTGAACAGTTTGTGTTGTTACCGAAACTGGTTTGTTCCATAGTTTAGTTACAGCCAATGCTGTACTCACCTGATAGATACCATCATTAGCACCAACAATTGCAAAAGTACCATCCGATGTTAATATTTGTGCAGTAGTGGATGTAGACAAAGAGGTTGATGTAGTTGTACTACCATTATAAAATTTTACGTTACCACCTGATATAAAAAATGTACCACCAGATACAGTTGCTGGGGAACTTGCTGCTGATGTATTTAATTGTGTAGTTGCTGGTAATAACTTAAGCTCACCAATAGTCCAAGGATCTACATTGTTTGATTCGTAGTATCTAAATAAATCAGATGACTCTGCGTCATAATATCTTTCGCCCGCACCATGGTGCCATGAGGTAGCAGATCTTAACCACCAGTTAGATAGCGACTGTTCACCAGCAGTTGCGCTTTGGTCAATACGTTCCTTTTGATATGTCGTAGTGATACGACTAATACGGTTGTTGTCAGATGCAGCCGATAGCCAAGGAGTATTACCTATGGCATAACTAGCAGCAAAATCCTCACGTTGGTATCTAACTAACGCAGTAGGAATATTGGTGCTGATAGCAATAGGCAAATCGCCTTTAAGATACTTGTTGGTCGTTGCCACGATTTACCCCTACTTCTTAGACGGACAGTGCTGACAGCATTTAGATGTATCTTCTGCTGGATAAGCTTTCTTTACTGGTATGGCAGCAATAACTGCCTTAACTTGATTAATTAATTTTGGTTGATTCATCCACCAGAACCAAGGGCTAGTGTCATTAGACCTATCAGCATTGATAGAAATATGAAGATGTTTATTGTGTGGATTACTGCCAGTATAAGCACGATTGCCAGAACTAGCTTTATCACGAGACCAAATTTTGCTATTAAAAATAAGGTATGAAACTCTTTCATCTTCTTTTAATTTTTCAAATATTTCAGCACAATCAATACCATTCTTTGGATCATGAGTTAAGTCAACCGCTAATCCAGTATTATGATCTGAGTTAGGACTCTGTTTTATATGAGCAGCAGACGGTAGAAGACCATCGCTTATTTTCTTTCGTGCTGGTTTCAATGCTGTCGCTTGACGTAGCACAGCAAGGGCAGCAGGTGTGGCTTTCTTGACTACAGGTTTCATCCATTGTTCTTTCCCGCTATTAATTCAAATAAACTATCCACTCGCTTTTCTAGTCTGTCGACGGAATCACGAAGGCTTGATCCCCCATTGGGGCGAAGTTCAGATAAGTAATGTTTCACCAACCAACGAACTGAGCCAGCAAAGCTGGCGACTATTGTGGTAACCGCTACTGCGATACCAGCCCATTCGTTGCTAGACATTACTCTGACCCACGCCCAAACTCAGTTGCTGATGGATCTAACCATTTAAGAACTGGTCCAAGGAATCCAGCTAATGCTGCTGATCCTAAAGTTTTTGGATCTGTTATTCCTGTTAGATATAGTGCAACAGCAGCAGAGGCTGCTGCTCTAAACCAAGACAATACTGCTGCTTGTAGTTTTGCGTTCATTTGTTTCTCCTTTAGTTTTGTGGAGCAGTTATTTCAATTATTTAGATAGTGCTGCGATTTCATCAGCAGTCAAACCTAATGCTGCTAACTTGGCTTCTGCTTGTGCTTTGGCTGCAATTTTAGCTTGTTCAGCTTGCGCTACTTCTGCCTCAACCTCTTGAATTGCTATATTAACTTCTTCTTGGGTTGGGGCAGTACCTTCTAAAACATCCCATTTTATTGTTGAATAATCATTATTATTAATTACAAACTCAGAATTCGGTTTTAATTTACGAATTGCTGCAACTAAATAATTTTTTTCCATTATGCACCTATTTCTAATAATGTCATTACCGATGTTGATCCACTAACTTGAAAATTTATGCTTTGATTGTTAGCAGTATTATTTGTTCTTCCAGTAGTTTTATATGTTACAGAACTTGTTGTTGCGGGGCTATCAACAAAACTCATACTTAATAAAGTTCGCCAAAATTGTCCACCAGTACCAATACCTTCAAGTTCATTATTGCTTGGACCTGGATCTAAAGCCACTGTATACGCAGCATTATTAATACTTCTATTTAATTTATATCCAATAGTAAAACTACCAGAATCAGGGCTATTAAATGATCCAGAATGTTGAGTGGTCAAAACCAATATTCTAGACGATGTAGATGATGGGGTAATTGAAGCACTTAAACCAGTATCATTGTAACTTGTACTGGCTATACTTACGGAACTCGAAGTAGTTGCTGTAACAACTTGTAATATTTTTCCACCGCCAGCTGGAGCAGACCAAACTGGAACCCCGCCTGAGACTGTGAGCACATTTCCAGTGCTACCAATTCCTAGTCTAGCAGGAGTATTTGCTGCTGATGCATAAATAAGGTCACCAGTAGTTGTAGTCAAAGTATTATTAATTACTCCAGTTAAAGTGTTACTGGTTGCTGAAATTGTTTTATTACTTAATGTATCTGTTGTATCAGTACCAACTAAAGTTGTTGATGCATTAGGTAAAGTAACTGTTCGGTCAGCAGTTGGCTCTCCAGCAGATAAAGTTAATTCATTTGCATCAGCAGTTGCACCTTCAAATACAATACTTTGTGAAAATGCAAGTTCTAGTCCTGTTACTTGTCCAGTAAAAGTTGGGCTTGCTAATGTTTTATTGGTTAAAGTTTCTGTTCCTGTAAGAGTGGCTGGACCACCATTAGGGAAAGTAACCGCCCCAGTTGTTCCATTAATTGTGATGGATTGGGTAGCAACACTTGGGTGTTGGATACCCGATGTTTTCAATAGACTCATTTATTCTCCTAATCGATTAACCAAGTGGCACCACTTGGTATTGTTATTGTGACCCCTGTTGCTATTGTTACAGGACCAACACTATGTGCATTATAACCAGCGTCAATTGTATAATCAGATGTTAATGTTTGTAAGTTAAGTGAAAATATATCTACTGGTGGTGCAGTCCAAGCAAGACCCGAAGTGGTTGCTGAACTGATACTAAGAAGGTAACCATTGGTAGCAGCAGCAGTAAGTGCAACAGGGGTTGATCCTGCGCTTGCAGATATAAGACTACCCTTGGCAGTAAGAATTGCCTTGTCAATAAAGTTACTTGTATCAGGAGCTACTAATCCCCAAGCAGTTCCACTATAAACTTTTAATGCACTAAGAACTGTATTAAAATATAAAGCACCAGTTAGTAATGCGTTACCATCATTGTCCAAAGTAGGATCAGATGCTTTAGATCCAAGATACCTATCATCAAAAGCATCATAAGATGCAGCAGCACTTGATGCGCTTGTTGCTGCACTAGAAGCCGAAGTAGACGCACTTGATGCACTCGTTGCTGCAGCCTGAGCATGATACTTGGCTGAATACTCTCCACCTGCAACTGGTGTTGAAAGTTGAGTAGCCCAATTTTGTGCAGATCCATCAGATGCTGCTGCATTAGAAGCACTTGTCGCAGCAGAAGAAGCCGATGTTGCAGCAGATGCTGCTGAAGTAGCAGCCGATGACGCAGATGTCTGTGCTGAAGAAACACTAGTTGCCATAGTTGAGGCGGATGTTGCAGCAGAAGATGCACTGGTTGCAGCCGATGATGCACTTGTGGCTGCAGAGTTTGCACTAGTTAAAGCATTAGCTGCAGATGTGGCAGCAGCGGTTGCATAACTTGCAATAGTTGCAACAGAGGCAGCAGCAGTGGTTGCGCTATTAGCAGCAGATGTTGCTGAAGTTGCTGCGCTACTTGCAGATGTTGCTGCTGAGGTTTGTGAAGTTAAAGCTGATGATGCAGAAGTAGCAGCAGATGAAGCAGAAGTAGCAGCTGATGTTTGAGAAGTTAATGCACTAGATGCACTGGTTGCTGCTGAAGAAGAAGAAGTGGATGCAGAAGAAGCACTAGTAGCAGCAGCAGTTGCACTTGCTGCAGCACTTGTGGCAGATGTTAATGCACTAGAAGCTGAAGTGGCAGCACTACTTGCTGAAGTAGAAGCACTAGATGCTGAGGTAGCAGCAGCCGTGGCTGATGCTGCAGCACTAGTTACAGATGTATCAATATAACCTTTAGTTGCTGCAGAAGATGAAGTGGTTGGTGTAGCCAACCCTGTAATACTTGCACCAGTAATTGTTCCACCGCTAATAGTTGCGGTAGAGGTAAATGTGCCAGATATTGTTGCACCATTAATAGTTGGTGTTGTTAAAGTTTTACTTGTTAATGTTTGTGATCCACCAGTACCAACTACATCACCAGTTACTCCGTGTGCTGTTGTAGCAATTTCATGAGCACGAGATTCTGTAAAGTCTCTAGCCGATACACCGTGTTCAACGTTAGCACCAACAGCATGTGCCTTAGCACCAGATGAGTCAATGTTACGTGTGATTTGATAAGAAGAACCTACAAGACCAGTTACCTCAATAACCTCTTCATTGGCTGTATCCTTTTCAAGGATCAATGTATAAGGATATTGTACTGGTAAGTTAGATGCAGCAGACAGTGTTAAGCTGGTTGCTGATGAGGAGATCGAATCCGCTAAGGTTGTTTTAGCAGCATTCGAACTGTAATAGCGTGACGGTGATGGCATTTATTACCTCGAGTACTGTATAGTGTTTAGGAAGTTGGCTTGTTGCTTTGATACCTCTTCCGCTAGGCGGACGGTATAAAGTTGGAAAATATACTTTGCTGTGTTTGTTGAAGCACCAGCTGAAACAGGTTGATCTAAAGCATCAGCAGATACCGATGTAGCAATTACCTTACCTGGATCGACTGTTGATAACAGTCGATACATAGCACCAAGGCGAACTACATCTTCGCATGATGCTGGTAAACCACTTACTGTTAACTCTTGGTTATCAGTAATTGTTGTTGGAAATTTTGTGTATTGAACACGAACGGTCTGACCAGGCATAGGAGCTTCATTTAATATAAGAGCTTGACCAGTTGATGCACCGTTAAGATAGTTAGTGTCTAATCTCCAACGCTTAATTAAAGCCCAGACTCCTGTAGAATCTGGTAGTTCCCAAGATACTCCAGTAATATCTACTAAAGAATCTGGCATTACATAAGAATAATCACTACCATTAAATGTAAATGTTTCATTAGCAATTACAGGAAAGTTCATTCCTTTTATTGTTTCAAGGATTGCTCGTTTAACTTGATTTCGTGGGAACATAGGATTGTTTTTAATAATTGATCCAGATACATGGCTAGTAGCAGTAGTTCCACGCCACCCTCTACCTACTGGATTTCCAGATGTTCCTAAAATTTGAATAGTTCCTGATGCTGGAACTGATTTTTTTACATATATTAATTCATCATCAATTTCAACAATACCTTTGCTTAAAGCAGTGGCATCATCTACATTTATAGTTAAATCATCACCATCAATTAAACTTGTAATAATAGTTACTGATTCTTGGTTCTTAACATAACCACTAACTTCACCAAGCGTCTGCTCTGTTAACTGATTTAACGTAGCCATTATGCTTGAACCGCCTTTCCTAATTTATTGGATGCCATAACAGCAGCCTTTATGTCATGCATCTTTGTAGATCTAGGTTGAATACCTTGTTTCCTTGCATTTCTATATGCATCTAATTCTGAGTTGGCTTGCTTAGATACCGCATTAGCCAATGGATCTGTAATACTAAAATTTGCTGCTCTTGCACATTCGCCCCAGTTAGCATGGTCTTGGGTCTTGCAACCAGATCTACAGTTACTCATCCCAGATGTACTCTCCGTAACCAGCTGCTGTTAACTCAGCAGCCTCAGCGTCTGTAATAACATTGTCATACCCGCCACGTAATACCCTTTGGTATGTAGACAAATCACTATCTTTAGGAACAATAACTGTTGACCATGTTCCGTTATTCTTAATTACACTCTTACCAATTGGATAAGATACAAACCAAAGATCATTAGGGCGACCAAGTTTGTATCGGTAAGTGGGTCCACGAAATATCTTTGTCATTACCACTTCACCTTATCTGCCCAATATGCTGCTGACATAACACCTTTGTTAATGTTTTTAGCATGACGTGCTTTAAAAGACTGGCGTCTTTGTCGGTAAGACTTTGTCTCACCAGCTTTTTTTGGAGAGCCAGATACACCCTGTTGACCAAACCTAATTGTTTTTACTTGGGAGCCAGACTTGGCTACAACCACATGGGATTTTTTAGGATGATTAGGTGTTCGCTTTGGTTTATTAAAACCAGATACACCTGCTCTTTTAAGCCTTGGGTCCATTCTTCTTGTACTCTCCAACTTTTCCGAGTATTGATTTAATACGTCCGTCTTTGTTTATACGAACTACCATTCCATTTTTAATCTGCATTGGATTAAATCCATCGTGACGTTTATACTGACCTGAAGACATTACTTCTTCTTTACTTTAGGTTTCTTTACGCCCATTTTCTTAGACATGCCAGCTTCGGATAAAGCAATAGCAATAGCCTGTTTACGAGATTTAACCACTGGACCACCCTTACCAGAATGCAAAGTTTTACTTTTAAACTCACGCATTACTTTTTCTACTTTAGCTGGTCTCTTCATTTCTTCTTCTTTAACTTAGGCTTTTTAACGCCCATCTTTTTCTTACCGTATTCAACTTCTCTTTCCATTTTGCCTTCAGTCTTTTCATGCTTCATTGAAGCTTTCTTTGCTGCAGCAATTCCCTTTTTAGTATATGGAAACTTTTTACCTTCTACCATTGGCATATATTTATTCTTTCTTGTTAAGTGAAGAGGGGCTGTTGCCAGCCCCTCTCCTGTGAACTAAGCAGTTGCGATAGTTGACTTTGTCTGGATGACGTAACGTGCTTCCTTGCGGAAGATGTTCCATCCGATAAGAGCCTTCCATCCTGCTGGACGGAAACGCATCAACTTATCTGTTACTGGACCGATAACGGTCTTTGGCTCATATGAAACTGCCTCGATAAGAGCTTGCTTACCAAGAAGAACAGTTGCATAAACCTTTGATGTACCAGATCCTGAAATGGATTCTGCACGAGGTGTTTCGATGTAACGAATCTGATCGAAGATTCCGATCTCACCTGTCCATAGGTTACCAACACCTGCTTCGGTGTAGGTATGAGGTAGTTGCCATACAGCAGATCCGCTTGTTTGTGCTTCTGAACGAAGGTCATAAGACACATCTGGGTGGATAAGTGCTGTGTAGAAGCCACCATCACGAGGTGATACGTTAGCACCACGTAGTTTTGCAACACCTTTACGAGCAAGAGCTGCAGTGATGTATGGTGCAGAAGTAGATGAAGATACGTTCTCTCCGTTGATGGTTGATTCATCAGCAGATGAAGTTCCTGTGTAACGACCAGTTGCTAGTGATGTTAACTTGGTCCATACTAATGAATCAAGTGAGTCACGCATGTTGAAAGACAACATGTCAGCAACAGCTGGGTCGATTGCAGATAAAGACTCAAGAGCAAGACGCTCAGTTGTAATTACGGAGTTACCGTATTCATCAACAGTAACGTTTACTTTGTTAGTGTTGTTCAACTGTACTGCATCTGGATCTTGTGTCTGGGTTAGTGCTGAAGTAGCACGAGATAGATCTGTGTAGACTTGGAATACAACAGTATTACCAGGGTTTGTCACATCGACAGGACGCTTGTCCGCAAACTTACGGAACATTGGCTCTGAACGAAGGTTAAACTCGATATACTTATCATACGCAGTCTGGATCAAGTTCGACATTGTTGATGTCGTTGTTGACGTTGCTGGTGTAGTAGGCATAATTTCCTTCTATTAGGGTTTGATATGGACTATCAGCGTTTTAAGAAACTGGTTAATTCCTCTGGGCTTGTTGCGTTAGCAATAAGTGAAGAGATATCTTGACCAATACTTGGGTCAATATCACCATTCTCAAAGTCTGATATTTGCTCAAAAGATTGAGCATCAGCATCTGGTTCATAACCAGATTCTGATTCATCAACGGCAGTAATTCCAAAAGCATCGCCGTATTCGGTTAACCATTCAGAAACTGCATCCTCGTCGGCTTCAATATCCGATGGAATGAACTGAGCAATTTTTGGATTTAGTCCAAAGCTTTCTAGGATTTCTCCTACTGATGCTTCGTGACTATAAGTTTGAAACTCTTGAATAACTTGATCTCTTTCCTTTAATTCTTTGGAAAGTAAGTCAACTTGCTTTCGTAGTTTCTTTACTAGATCAGTACCATAATCTGAAGAATCATCTTCAAAGTCGTACTCTGTATATTCTGCCATTGCGTTTTCTCCCTATAGTTGATTGGACCCTCATCGGGTTTGCACCACACGTACTCCTCACCAGGGGAAGTGATTCATAGACGTGATGACTACCAGACTTATACACGTTACCTGGGCTGGTCGGTCAGGAACGGAAACTAGTTATACGTCTGCTGTTTTAGATCTACGACCAAGAGATGTCGTATCAATTGCAGACTTCTGCTGGAACAATGCTCTTTCTTTAGATGCAAGTTTCTTCTTCTTAACAGTTACATCAGTGCCACCAGCAAGTGCTAACTCTTCACGAGCAATATCTTGCTCACCTGCGGTTTCACCATATAGACCCATTAAGCGTCTGTAATCTCTTTGCTGTGTAGCAGCGGTCTGGAACGCAGCTTCTGCTTGACCCGCTTTACCTGCAGTATAAATTTCTTCAGCAAATGCTTTATCAGACATCTGACCTGCACGAAGTGCAGCTCCACCAATCTCAGCAGAGGTGTACATTTTCTTAGCTTCTTCGGTTGTGTATTTAAATCTAGAGTCAATAAGATTCATTGCTCTATCTTTATCAAGAAGATATGCTGTTAAATCTTCGTTGGTTAATCCATAGTAATCTTTAAGTGCTGTCTTAATACCTTCATCAGCATTGTTTAAAGCATTCTTGGCTATATTAACCCGATCAGTTAATTCTGCTGCGCTTACACCCATAGCAATAAAATTAGTAAAATCTTCTTGCTGATCATAAAATCCTGTAGGAAGCCCTGCTTCTTTAAGGATTTCTTCATAAGCTTTTTCTGTTTGAATGTATTCGTAAGGTGTAAGAAGTCTGTCTCCAGGTCTTCCTTTGCCATCTGCCATACGCTTTTTAATTGCTTCATTAGCAGCAAAGCGAGTCTTGTAAGCCTCGCTATTATAAATACTATTTAAAACTTGTGCTTCGGTTGGTGCTATGTTATCTCTATAAACCTGATCAACAGTATCCATAAGAGAAGTAATATATGCTTGACCTAATCCAGTATTTTCAAACATTTTCATTACTGAATCACGAGCACCAAAATCTGTGTATGATGATAGTAACGCACCTTGAGTACCATCAGACATGGTCTCGTATACTTCGACTACACCACCAGTTTTACGTACAGTCTTTTGACCAACAACTTTTGGTTTAGCAGCTTCGGCTGTAGCAGCAGCCTGCATATCAGCAATCTGTTGTGTAAGTAATGCTATTTGATCTAATACTGCTTTGTTGGCTGCATCAGTTGTTGCACCAGTAACTGGTGAACTACCCGCACCTGCACCTGCACCTGCGCCACCACCTGTATCTGTGCCACCACCTGTACTACTAGTTGATACTAATGGAGGTAATCCATTTTCTGCACGTTTCTTATCGGTTGCAGCATTAATTGCTTGACCAATAGAAACACCAGTTAAACCTTGTGCTTTAGCATCATTAATAACTTTTTGATATTCAGCATCAGTTAAATTAGATTGTGCGCTCCAAGAATCTCCATAGTATCCAGCTTTATTAACACCACCACGAGATTCGTAATATTGTTGCGGTGTCATATTATTAGAAGCAGCATTAGCTGCTATTACTTCTTTAGTAGTTGCATCTAAGTTTTTATAAGCAACTGCAGTAAATCCTGGATCTACAGTTGGTTGAACAACTGCAGCAGGTGCTGGAGTAGCACTCATTCCAGATAAAGGATTATAAGATGGTGTATCTCTACCAGTCATTTGTGTATAAGAACTTGCTGCCTTATATACTTCCTGAAATGCACCAACAGTTCTTGCCCAATTATCGTCATCTAGTCTCATGCCAGGAACCCATGATCTCTAAGAATTCTTTGAGCAATATCTGTTTTTTCTTGTTTGGCTTGTTCTGTGTAATCAAAGTCTTTGCTACTACGAGCTAATTTCTTGGCACCATAAAGATTCATAGGTGATACATTTCCTTTATCATCTGTGTAGTTAAGAGCTTTTTGTACAAGATCATTATTAAGATCCAATGATTTAGGATCAATTTCTAAAGTAGTAGCAATTGTGGTTATCCAAGGATCTGCTGCTTGGCGAAGTGTTTGACCACGTAGCATCTGATCTTTTAAACCAGGAAATAACGACATTGCACGTTGTTCTAGTTCGTTATCAATATCTTCTGGTTGTAATGTTCCAGCAACTAATCCTTTGATTGATGCTTCAAACCATTTTTTAAATCCTTCATTTGATACAGTTGATGGATAGCCATAGTCATATGCTCTGTCGTATAAAGCTTGAGCCATAGTCTCAAGCTTTCCATCAAGATCATAAACAATCTTGCCATTACTTTCAAAAGTATTTGTTTTATCAAACTTAATAGAATCAGCCATTAACTTATTTAAATAAGCTTGGTCATATCTAATAACCTTGCCATCTTGAATAACGGCTTGTTGCATCATTTGCTCTGCATATTTGATTGCATCTGCAGCAGAAATAGATAAACCGCTTTCTGCCCATTTCTTTACAATCTCACTTGCGTTTAGTTGTAAATCGGCAGCAAACTGACCAGGATTAGTTTGTTTAAAAAATGCGTATTTGCGTTGAGTATCTGTTTGGTTCTTATACCAACTAGTGTTTTGGATAATCTGAGTTTGTAATTCTGGATCTGTAATCATAGTTCCACTGCCATCAAGTCCAAGGATTTTATTCAATGCATCTTGAAGAGACTTATCTGAATTGATAACAGCAGCAGCCACACCAAATTTAGCAGCAAGTTGTTCTGGTGAGAACTTATCCATTTGAGTTGTACCAGTAGATGAAATACCTGTATTAACAACTGGAGTACTACCAGGTGAATAACTGGTAGAAGTACCACTTACAACGCCAGTACTTGTACTAGTAGTTGTGCCACTTGTAGTAGGTGGTGTCTTTACCTGACCTGGAATTTGAATTGTTGCACCAGCCCTAATTACATTAGGATTGGTAATAGATGGATTAGCATCCATAATCTTTTTAACTGTGGTGTTATTAGCTTTTGCTATACCGCTAAGGGTGTCACCTTTTTTAATTTTATATGACACTAGCTCACCACATTTCCAATAGCATTTCTGTCGGTTAACAGACTGCTAACTATTTTTAACACATTCTTAGCAGCAAATGATTCTGCAAAGTCTGGTTGGCTGCGAGCAAAGTTGCGAGCAAACATAGTTGGATCAAAGCCAGTTGTTTGAGTTCCTTTAGTGGTTGTCTGACCTAGTTCAAAACCTTTACCACCAGGGGCAGTAGTTGTAGTTCCTTCAAATATAGATGGTTCTTTTGTAGCAGCAACATTCATTGCTGCAGTTCCTGCTGCTATTTCACTAGCGGATGCGGTACGACCAAGCTCTTGTTCCATGGTGTCAGATATGGTCTGAGCACCAGCAGATGGGCTGTACTTGGTTATACGCTCATCACGTACCTTGGTAGTTCCATACTTCTTGGTAGCACCTTGGTAATCTGATGGATCTAAAACATCTAAGTAATCTTCTGGATTAGAACTTACCGCACCAACTGTCTGTGTCCAGTCAACTGCATCTCCCCATACTTTTTGGGCTGCAGATTTAGGCACACCTCTGGCTGCAAGTTCTTTTAAAAATTCTTCATAACGTGCTTTGTTATTATTTTTTAAGAATTTAAACCAAGCTTTAGCTTCATCCGCCTGTACAGGAGTGCTAACTCCTGGAACCAATATTGGCTTTGTTCTAGGGGTAAATGTAGGTAAATCTGATGTAGATGTTTGTGGTCTAACAGGTGAACCTTGTTCATAGGCTTTAGTTCCTGGAACTAAACTTTCTCCATTAGGACCGTATCTTGGTTCAGCCATTATCTCACCACCAAATCTGTACTTAGTTGAGGCATGTTTTCAAACCACCTTGCTGAGAATGTATCAAAATCATCTCCCGCTGCTTGTAAGAAATCAAAGTGCCATTGAGACAATTGAATCCTTAGATCTCTTTCACGACGAGGATCATTCATAACCAAGTCGTAATCTTTTTTCCATTGCTTTATTTGCTGTAGATAAAAAGCAATTTCATTCCATTTATTGGTTTGTTTACCAGCATGGCTCATCCACTTCTGGTTATTAACAATCTCTTCAATTACTGGAACGGTTACATTCCAAAAGTCTTTTGCTCCTTGCTGACGTTCGTCAGCCCAACCTTTAAAGTCGCCACTAATTCTTGCAACCTGTTCATTGAAGTATGCTTGCATACCAGTTGTTTCATATCTTGCTTCTGAGGTAGATCGGATACCGTACTGATACATCATGGCATCTCTCCACTTGGAAAGCTTGTCATATTCATACCACCCACGTCTTGCTTCAACAGACTTTCGTACTTCTTCAGCACTCTTCTGTTGGGTCAATGGTGAGTTATATCCACCAGGAAAATTCATTCTTTTATAGATTGCAGCAACTTCAGTTGAGTATTCATCTGTTAAATCACCGTAGCCAGTAGATAACATCTGTGCAAACTTAGTATCGTATCTACCGATACTCTCTAATAACTCTGGGTTATTACGTAGCATCTTAATATCAGATAAGTTTGCTGATACTCCTGCTATGTTCTTTCGGTTAGATCCAATAAATGCTAGACCGTCAACACCAAAATCTTGGACAAATCTTTCTTGAGCCTTATCGTAATCACCATTAAATTGTGTTACTAGATCGCTATAGTATTGAGTTGCAGCCCTAGTTACTGGGTCAAATGTTGTAGCAATAGGTGCTGAGAACTGGCTTATAGACCTAATAAACGCCATATTACCTGCTGCCTTAGCAGCAGTTGCCATATCAGGTGGAGCACCTACACGACCATTACGATCCCATTCAGAGTATTGAACTCTAAAGAACATGTTTACATCATCTGCAAACCGTTCACTCTTATCTAAACCAACTGCTGACATTGCTGCTGCGATTGGTCCAGGGATCTTTCCTGAATCAATTAAAGATTGTAAGTAACTTGGAACTATTGCATTCTTTGCAGTCTCTGCAATGTTCTTTCCTTCAATTGGATAGCCAGCATATAGCAAGCTATTCTCATAGAAGTCATCTCCAAAGGTATTTCTTAATCCTTCAGATATATCCTCGCCGTAAATCTTCCATAATCCAAATGGTGCGGTAAACCCATTCTTTACAAGTTCAGATAATGTAACTCCACCAAACCAAGACACGCTTGGATCGGCAATCATAAACTCCATTTGCTTTGGATTCCACTTTAATCCACCACCACGAGAATCAGTATATGGTTTAAGCGAATCTTTAATTACCTTTGGTAGTTTATCGCCATAAGGTATTGGATATTTAACAGTTACATTCTTACCTGGTGGCACATCTTTCATTGACTTGTATGTATTGCCATCTTCGTCTTCATAGTTTTCAAAGTTATCGAAGGCATTGGCAATAGTTCCATACCAGTAAGCATTCATTGGGTTCTTTGCCATAAGGCGAAGAGCCACAGCCTGTGAGTTAAAGAATGCTAGAGGGAAAGACATTGCAAACCGTGCTGCATACATACCATTACTTAAACGACGTGAAGAGTATAAAGTTCTCTCTACACGATCTGTGGCTTTACGATATGCAACCTGACGGAACTGGTTATTAACTACAGCATCTGATGGATCTATACCATTTCGTTGTGCTGCTGCAATAAGATCTTTCATCTCTTCTCTTACGTAAGTAAGGAAGAGCGGATTACGAACCATTCTATTTTCAGATGCTGCTAAGACTCTCCAAGCTGCATCAATTGCACCTTGAGTCTTAACCAGACCACGCTCTAAACGATTTAAATCAGATAGATCGATGTTTGGTCCATCAATTTCAGGTAGTAAATCTGGTCTATTTTTTAATGCTGCAGTCATTTCATCAATACTGACCGCTCTATTTAAGACAATCTCACGAATGTTTGGATCTGGATACATCTTAAACAATTTATCTTGAGTTGCTGTAGCCCAGTTTAAAAAGTCATCTTGACCCATTGGTCTACCAGCACGAGACTCCATACGACGACGGTACTCAGCACCTTTAGTATCTTTATATAAATATCTAACAACTTCGATTGGTGAATCACCACGGAATAACATGCCTAATGGCATGTCTAACTCTTGACGAATCTGTCGGTTAGCTATGTGGGTTAAGGCATTCATATATGGCTTAACATCATTACGAGGGATGGTTACAAATCTTGTTCCATCAGCTCTTAATTGTCTAGAAATTTGAGACTGTGTCTGGGTATTAATAAAGTTAGCAGCAGTATCCATCTCAGCAAGATAAGCACTGGCTCCACGAATGTTTGGATCAGCCAAACCATCAATGGTGTACTTCTTACCATTAACTTCTAGGATTTCTTTATCTTGTCCTAGGTATTTGTACTGTTGTAACTCTGCTCTGTGTGTGGCAGCAGCGGTAAGGGTGTCTCTATGTTTCTTCATTAATGAAGAAACACCATTTACCATGTCAGCACTGTTAGTTAATGCATCATCTGCATCAACAAAAGCTCGTTGGGCTAAGAACATTTGATAATCTGCGTTGTTTTTAGCAGCAGTAAGATCTGCTTTATTAGTTTTAGTTGCCTTACGCAATGCTGATTCAGCTTTTGCCTGTGCTGCTATTGCAGCATTAAGGTTTTTTTCTGCATCGTCTAAAGTTTTTTGAGCAACTTCCCATCTTTCAACTACTGGCTTTAATTCACCAGCAAGGATATCCATTTCTTTCTGGGCTTGCTTCTCTGCACGATAAGCTTGTCTAGTTGGAGACCCTGGAATAAATCTTTTTGCTGAATCTGCTCGCAAACTAGTGTTATGAACAAGATTATTTATACCAGGAAGTACATTTTTAAGTAAACTTAGGTTACCAAGAGCCATGCTTGCACGAGCAAACGGATCAAGTATTGAGTTTTTTGGTATATATGCAAGGCGAATAAGGTTTAAGTTACTAAATACAGCGTTTGCTAAATCTAATACCTCACCAGTACCCATGACAGCTTTAGAAGCAACCGCTCCTTTGACCTGTCCAGCAGTAATTGGTGACCTTCCACCTAAAACTCTTTTAGAATTTAATATAATTTCTATTTCTAACTTACGGAAATCAAGCATTGGAATGATTGATGCTTCGTTTGAGATAGAAAAGAAATTACTTACGTTAATTCCACCGTTTTCATCTGGAACAAAACCATTTTTTGTAGCATATTCTTTAATTGTTTGACGGCGACCCTTGACTGCGTTGTGCCAACTGGTAATTAATTTAACTTGATCAGCAGCAGTTCTAACATCAGCCACATCTGCAGCACCTGCAAATTTGGCTAGTTTTAACATTACCTGTTGTTCAATATAATCTAAGGCAATTGCACGTTGAGTATCATCTTGGGCGTTTAAAAACCTAGATACCATCTTGCGTTTAAAGTCTGTACCTTCTTGACCACGAAGAATCTGAAGGCGATTTAAGTCTGAAAGTACATCCATTGCTGATTCATACTTACGTGGGTTTGATATATTAATCATTCCCTGTGGGCGACCTGACCCTACCCAAGCAATGGTACGAATAACACGATCATATGGAGATGATTGGTAAACCTGAGTACGCCAGCCGTTGCCACCATCTTTGCCAAATAGTTTTAAATCACCAAACTTGGCTTGAAGCTTAAGCTTTTCTTTAGCAAGTTTGACTGATTCAACAGATGCAAACTTACCTGGTTGATAAGATGAGAACTGACCAACATTAATATCATCCTTAAAACCTTCTAAAGCATATTTAAATTCTCTGTCTCTTGCTTTTTTATCTTCGATAAGTTGTTGATACCTAGGTGTTAATTTAGGATCTAAAGCCTCTGTATGAATCTTAGATAGATCTGAAATAGGATCTATATTATTCATTCCATAGTTGTCTAAGTGATCAGCGATTAAAGGCGACTTGGTAAAAAATCTTTGGAAAGCTAACTTATCTCCACGCTCGGCTAGTAGATAATCAGCCATATCTCTATGGTTATCAATACGAGCCATAATCGCTGCAGAGCGATTAGGATTAGATCCATTAGATACTAATGGGTTAGCAATAATCTTACTTACATCTTTTGTTTTAACTGCATCATCTACTAACTTAGATAATCCTGTAGGTGCTGGAGTTCCATCATTACGAGTACCCCATGCAACTGCTTCTTCTAAGTTCTTTTTAAATAGATCTTGGTCAGCTTTAGTTACTATCTTTTCAGAACCAAGTGCTGTGGTTTTTGCTGCTTTGACTGCAGAACCAACACCTTTACTGCCAAGTAAAGCAAGTCCTAAGTCGGTACTACCAGATGCAAGCCATCCAAGAAACTCATTTTTATATGCTTGGTTTCTTTGCTTGTCATCAAAGACGTTAAAGTCTTTGTCCATGAATGTAGGTGTAATTTGGTCTGGCAAGATTGCGCCGACTGTTTGACCAACTTGGGTGGCAAGAGCCTGACCCATTGAAATTTTCTTGGCTTGCTCTTTAGCAAATCTAAAGCTTTGTACAAATCCTTTTGTTTGACCTTGACGTGCTGCTTCTGCAGCAAGGAAAGGTGTTGCTACTGTTTGAGTAACGGCACTAACTACACCGCCAACTTTTTCCATTACATTGAGAGCAGGATTAACTACATATTTATATAAATTTGGTTTGCTTTTTGATTTCTCAATTGCTCCAGCAATGCCAGCACCAACTTTTTCCTCTACTTTACCTACAGCAGTTTTATCTAATACTTCTTTTTTAAATTCATTAACTCTGCTTAAAGGGTTAGGCGTGGAAGTTGTGCCTGTTTCAGCTCTCCAGTCATCCCATATTCCCATTCGGATTAATTTCCCTTTCAGCTGTTAATTCTTCTAATAATGCATAACGATCATCATCTGATTCAAATTCAAATCGTGCTAAATCCCATGCAACTGGTGCTAATTCAAAACCCAGGTACTCAAGATTCTCTTCAAACTTTTTAAATATTTTCATCTATTTGGCTTTTTAAATATTTAGTAAATGCCTTCATAGTTCCAGTTGAATTAGGTGAATCAGCAAATGTCTGCATCAATGGAAGGTATTTGGCTATCATAGATAGATCTGCAATTTGCGTATCTGCTGGGTTTGGTAGATTAAGTATTTCTCTACCTGGACCAGGAGTATTACCACCAACTCCAGCGGTAACAAACTCATTAGCTCTACGTGTTTCTGCGCCTAACGGAATAATGTTTGCTAAAGGATCTTGTGCTTTAGCCATAGGTGCAGCATTTTGATCTGCTAAGAATTGTTTTTGTTCACCATATGCTGCATCTGGTAATCGTTTTACACCTTGTGCTGGAGGCAAGTCACTTCGATTAGACATTGCCCCAGGCATAGGAACAGCAGCAGGATTAACCATTGACATGAGTTACCTACTTCTTTTTAGGACGATATGGAACAGGACCTGCATATCCACCAGCTGGAACTTTTCCTTTTGATGGGATGTTAATTGCAGTGTTTCTGTAAATCTTTCTAGGATCTTTAATTTTCTTGTTTGCTGCCATTAACTCTGAAAGAGTTACGCCAGATTTTTTAGCAATACCAGATAATGTATCTCCAGCATTTACTCTGTAAGTAGATCCACCTGCACCTACCTTTGTACCAACAAATCTTCCTTGACCAGTAATACGTGGTTGATTACTTCTTGCCTCTGGTCCTGGTGTTTTAGCAGCATTAATCTTTGCTTTCTTAGCACCTGCTGGTTCTTTTGTTAATGCTTGTAATACTGGCTTACCTAGTAGACTTGCAGCAGTAACTGCTAAAGCTGCTCTACCTGTAAGTGCTCTACCAGCAAACTTAGCAGCACCTAATGCTGCAGCTTTTGCTCCGCCTTTTTTGGCAGCGGTTTTAGCAACAACTGGACCTGCGCTAGGACGTACGGCAAGTTCTTTGCCTGGAACATTTGGCTTAGATGATACAACTGTTGAAGGTACTTTAATAGCTTTAGCTGCTTTATTCTTTTCAACAATAGATTTAATTTGTTTATCATCAAACTTAAATTGAAGTTTACCAGTTTTTGGATTAAATTTACCTACACCAATTGGTTTAGCACCTGCTGGTATTCGACTTTTAACTTCTGTAGCAGCAGACTTGGCTGCTTTAGCAACTGGGGCTGCAGCTTTAGCTGCTACCTTTGCAGCTTTTTCCTGACGGAACAAAGCTTTATTAAGTGCAGACTTTGGCTTTACGCCTTCTTTAATAAGTCTGTCATAAATTGCTTTACCTTCTGCATTAAGTTCTTTACCTGCAGCAAAACCTTTTTTAGCAACTGGTAATTTTTTATCAGCAGTAGGTGTTTGAACTTTTCTTAATTTTTCCATTTTCTTTTCTGCTGGACCACCAGTGGTATATTTTTTTCCTTGTATTTCTACAACACCTTTAGGTGTTTTAATTTTTTTACCTGTCTTAGGGTCAATTTTATAACCTTGTGGTTTAGGTTCTGGTGCGGTTACAGCACTGCGAACTTTTCCAGCATCAGTTATTTTAGGTAAACGCTTACCAATTTTTTCTGACTTTGGTTCAAATAATCTTTTTTGTGAAAGCTCTGCAGCTTGACGATCTGCCTTTGACATTGCTTCTAATTCTGCTTTGTCATAAGGATACATTCTTAATGCTTCTGCTTTAGCAGCAGCACGATCACGAGCCATACGCTCTTGTGCAGTCTCAGTAGGTTTAACACTAATCTTATTACCTTTATCGTCGGTAATATAACCCTTCTTGGCTTCTGCCTTCATTTCTTTAAGAACTTCAATATCATCCTTAGAGAACTTTGTAAAAGGGTCTTTTAAACTTGCTTTCTTTGCACCGCTAAAAGTTTTTTTAGCGTCAACTTTGGCAGCCTTACGTGCCTGCCTGAATTTCTTTGGAGTCTTGGCTGCCATAGTTATCCTTTGCTTATAAAATAAAATTACTTAATTTTTGCTTTGTTGCCTTTTACGCCTTTAGGGGTAATGCCGAACTTAACCATTCCGCCACCTTTAGCGGCACCTGCTGGCTTCTTGCCCATGATTGGCTTTCCAACGTTTGCCTTGGCTGACTTTCCTTGCTTTCCGATCATTTGTTTCTCCTTGTTATGCTGGTATTTGACGAGTAACTCTCGCTGATAGATTTGGATTTCCTCCACCAGTTAATCCTGCAAGAAGCTCTTGCATTGCTGGTCTACCTTGTGGAAGTTGTGGTGCTTGACCACCAGCCATTGGCTCAGGACCTGCTGGTACTTCTGGCATTCCTGGTTGTGCTGGTTGTTCTTTTGGTGCTGGTTCTGGCTTAAAAGCATTTGCTACTGCATCTTCAAGAGGTATACCTTTTTTACGATCAGTAATAACACTTGCCATTTTTTCAACAATCTTCATTGGATCTTGACCTTGCATTACCATTTGTGGAATTGCTGCAGCCATAGAAGATACGGATGCTTTTAGTGAATCACGCATTTCTTCAATGTCAATTGCTCTCTCTTCTTCACCAGCATTTAGTGAGATAGGAAGGTTGCGACGCAACATTCCTCGAGAAATTAATTTATCTCCTCTTGCTTGTAGACCCCATACCAAAGCACGGTTAGGATCTAAACCTGCCATTAAACCGTATTCAACGGTTACGCCATAGTTACCATTAATATCTGAACTTGGCTTATATTTTAATTTGTATGGAACTCCATTGGCTGTTGCAGATACTTCACGAGTTAACTCTGGGAAGTATGCTTCATCGGTTGCAAATGCAAATGAAATTGCTTGACCAATTGCTTCGCCAAGGATTGATTGATAAATCTTAACTTGAGAATCGTATCCAGCCATAAGTGCTTTAACACCTTGACCTGTAACGATAGAACCTTCAGCTTGTCCTGCACGAGCTTGAGGAAAGCGAGTTCCTAATTTCATTTCATCTGCTAGAACATTGTTCTCAGCAAATGCATATTGAGGTACGTCTAGATTAACCCTACGTATTTTTTCAGGACTGTTCGAACGAATGACCGAATCAGGACCAACGGATAGAGAAGTAACATCATTAGGAAGAGCAAGGGGAGCTTCAACAGACTTTTGAACAGCCTCCATCGTAAGAAGCGCAAGTCTCGCTTTCGCTGCATACACTGGTAACACATCATCAAATTGTCCTCTGGATTCACCATCGAGCGAAGGACGTTGTGCAATTGCAACTGGAACTGTACCTGTCTTGTTAGGCGTGGTCGCAAGAACTAAACCTCCACGATCTGGTAAAAATAAAACTGTTCTGTCTTTATCTGTCCAACGTACAACCTGTAGTAATGAGTTACCATCACCACGAGTAAATGAATTGGATTGTAAAATTTGATCTGCATACTCTGGGAAGTGTGCTGCCAAATCACCCGCCTTACGGTGATATAGGCGAGCGTAGGTGTTGACAACACCGAAGCGATCCATGTCGTAATAAGCACCCATAGAGTTTTCAATATGGATGTGTGGTCTCTTGTCTTTAAAGTTTGGTTCAACTCTAATAGGAACGAAACCGTATGTTGCTAGTTGGTCTGCGCCACGCAGTAACTCTGTACCTAGTCTGGATGCTGCTACGTAGTAGTTAGCAATCTTTGTACGCTTGTCAGCCTTGGTACGCTGGTTATCATCTAATGATGAATCTCCAGCAGCAGTAATGGTAGGTAGAACACCGACTTGTTCAGAAACATCTCGAGCAACAACATCAATAAGGTTGGCAATAATAGGACGTGACCATACTCCTTCAGGAAATAATCCTTGGAATACTTGATCTGCTTGTCCTGCTCTAACTAAAGCAACCTCACGCATGCGTCTATCACGTTCGGAGTTACGAGCTTTTAATTGCTCAAAGGCTTGTTGTAGTTCTTTCATTAATGTCACAATCTCGCAGTCCGCTGCGCTGCAGCTAGATCATCTAAGTTGATGATGTACCGAGACTCGATGTCTCCTCTAGGTGTAAATTGATTACTCAAAAAGTTAGGTACATTTGCTGAAGTAAGTAAAGTTTCTCTTGCTACGATCTCACAGAACCACAGTGCCATGACTGCGTCCATCTTGAGTTTCTTGCCTTGTACTCCTGGTTGCCAGGTTACAAGTTGTTCGATTAACTTCTTTACGTGTTCATTCTTTGAGCTATCTGGTAATTCAATTAAGTTATCGCCAGCATGCTTAAAGTTATTCATGACACCATCCCGCTTAGTAATGGTGCCGAATAAAGGAGCGAGTGAGGCTACGCCGAACTCGGGATCCTGTTTATTATTTCCTGTGTAGTGAGGTCTATAGTTGATACCTCGTGTCGACAGGAAGTTACGAATCTCTTCGTCTTGTGTAAGGAAAAGCTGAAAAGCATTTGATTCCACAATGACCGCATGCGGTTTATACGCATCGGTCCACTCCTTGATAAGAGAACGGATTGCTGCAGGTGTAGGGGCAGTCATGATGTGAACATCCATGACATAGCGTTTGTGTGTTCTGCGATCAACCGCATAGGCAACAGCAGCGGTATCACCAGTCATTGCTGGATCAATACCAATGACTCTAAAGAAATTATTAGAGTTCTCAGGATGACCTGCTGCGCCTGCAACCAGCGCACCCGATTTTCTCATTCCATTTACTGCGCCTCTGACGCACATCGGGTCGAAGATTGCATTCTCCGCAATATCGAGGTTCTGGTAAACCAGTGACCACTTAGATGGTCCTGCCTCGTTTCGGACAGCCGTTAGACGCTGTCCTGTCCATCGATCAAACATTCCATTCTCATCTGGGATATCATCCTCAGTAAGTGGTTGTTCAGATTTCTCCCAAAGGGTTTTCCAATCCTTTGGATCGTCTGCGTATTCTAAGACCGCAGGCATGGACAAATATGACCAAGGGAGTACACCATCGGTGTAGTGGCTTGGATTTCTTAATTCTTTATATAGATCGACTGCCGAAACTCTGGTACCAACTACCAAGAGTTGACCGCCTCCTGGCGGTAAACGAGAGGCAACTTCTTGCCTAATCCATTCTTGTTGCTTAGCCCACTCTGAAGCGTTACTCAGAGTGACCACGTCATCTAAAACTATTAAGTCGGCACGGTTACCATAAACCTGCCCGCCCATTCCTATAGCTTCTATAGTTGGGTCTTTAGCATCTGACTCACGTACGTCACCACCAAGATATACCTTGGTAGCCGACCATTGGTCGGCGGTTGCTTTATATCCATCGGCTGGACCAAAGGCTACCTGAAGGTCTGCATACCGAGGATGCGTCAAGCGTTGCTTGATCGCATACAAAAACTTCTTTGCCTGTTCCTGTGTCTTGGATATAACCATGACGTTAATGTTGGGATTCTTAACTACTCGATAAGTTACGTAGTTAATTGTGATGGTCATAGTCTTGGCATGGTTAGGGGGTACATTTACCAAGAGGCGGGATAAGCCCGCCGATCCCTTTTCGTAAACCATGGATTCATGTAACCAAGTTGGATCTTTACCTTCCAACATGGACACTACATTCATCATGTGCTTTGGTACTTTAGTACCAAGATACTTTTCAGAGAACTCTGTAAAATCAGACAAATTGGACCGAGCTTCTTCAGCGAGGTCCTGTGTTCTAAACCGAGCATTATCAATTAAAGCTGAGAAGCCTTCGGCTTCTCGGCGTTGGGTATCATACCAAGATCTAGATCTACCAATAACTTTTAGACCATCGGTAATAGTGCGCCCTTGGCGCACCAAGAGGATAAGTTCTTTCCTTGCTTCCTCTGGTGATAGCTGTCTTTCCATGTGCCTCCAGTGCCTGTAGGGGTCCACAGGGGTCTGGACAGAAGTATCCCCACTTATGCATATAAGTTCTTAACGGCGGGCTAAATGCCCGCCTTAGAAGGCTCAGTGGAACTTCGCCTTATACTTATATAGGGGTCTAGAGCGTCGGCGTGTTTCAAGAGCAAAATAAATATTTTTTTCTTGGTATAACAAAACCGCAGGTCAGAGTAGGTTTTCTGGTGAAAATTATTTAGCTGATAGTGGGGGGAGGGTGGGGGGCGGTGTTAAACATGGTGGGGGTCGGCTAGGGCGCACGCACAAAAAAAGGGGCAGAGGTTGCCCCCCGCCCCGCAGAAAAACACGCTCAGACTTGACAAAACCCCACACCCTGTGCTATCGGGTGCGGGGCTTCGCCTGACTATCTATAGAGGCTTGCGAGTGTGTGTAGATACACGACCACTGTTGAACACGATACGGAGAGCCTCATTACCTCCGCATGCGATAACATCAAACACGATACCAACATGCTTACCTTTGCGAACCAAGTCGCCTGCGTGAGCCTGTGATAACAAACTGAGTTCGCTATCTGGCACATGCTCAAGCGTAGGCACATTGTAGAACGCTTTGACCTCCGCAATCTCTGCGGTTAGGTCTGCGAAAAGGTCTTCATTTGCGTATGTATTCATCTTGCTGTCCTTTCGGAACTGTCGTTGAGACCACCTCAACTGACACCGAGAATTATCCCATATCTCCAGCCGAATGTCAAACACCAAGCGTAAATAGACGGAGTGTCGGTTCACTGTGCGTGTATGTCATGTCATGACATGTGTGTGCCTGTGTATGTGTGAAACCCTACATGTGCGGGCGCATGTGCGCCCACACCGCATGAATTGACGGATTGGCTAGTGGCTGCTCGCATGCGAGCTCGTGATCACGCCTGTCTTTCTTTGATAGCAAATCAAAGATTTGCTTTGATAGATGTCGCCGAAACGGAAACTCCGAAAGGCAGAAAGTAGGACAGCATGAGAACAGTTGAAAGTAAGACACTAGTCGGCGTCGTTAAGAACGGCGTTGTTCATGTCAGCCAAGCAGATAGCAAGCGCATCTTCGCAAAGGTGCGTATCACCACCAACACCGCCAAATCTTCTAAGAAGATTGAGGCAATTCTATCAGCCTTCAAAGCATATCCAAACTTCACGCTCGTAGCCAGCGAGATTGCGAAGGTTGAGCCAAAGGCTTACCTAACCCTGAAAGGAAGTGTCGCCTAATGACTACCATTACACACCCATACGAACTTCAACTACAAACTGTAGTTGACGAAAACAATCCAACAGCCAAAAGATTGTTAGCACTAAGCGAAGAAGACCAAAAGGTCTTCTTCAGCCAACTAGTGAAAGACCTGCTTCTACCAGAGGTAGAAAAAGCAATTGAGGAACTGAACAAGAACAACTCATACGCAAGATTGGAGGTTGTCGCATGACCACATTACCCCTGCTCTACACCGATTTGATTGCTGTAGCAATCGCTTTGTTTATGGGTGGTTTCACTATCGGAATGCTTGTCGCAAGGCGGGCAGTTCGTGAGTGGCTCGCTCGTCAAAGATAGCAGACTAAAGTCTGCTTATTATGGGGGGTCGGCAAATCGCTGACCCCTCTTTTGTCGCTTCGGAAAGGAGCAATCATGGCAACGCAAAAAATCACCACATATTTATCCGTTGATTGTCGCTTATGTGGCACATTCCAGCACATAGAGTGCGAGCAATGGCAAGCAGATGAATTGGACAAGCCTCGCTCTGAGCGCATGTTCATACAAGATATCTTCCCTGATTTACCTATCGGAGATAGGGAATTGCTTATCTCTGGCACATGTAATACCTGCTGGCAAGAGTTGTTCGGCAGTGATGAAGATGAGGAGGAATAACTATGAAACTAAAATGGGTAGAAGTTGAGCCTAAAGACATAGAGCCACAACTTTACTGGACTAAAGAAACAGGCTGGATTGAAAAGAAGAAACCAACTGAACCAATTTATGTGTTAAAACAG